AAATATTAACCCGAAATGGGTAACAACAAACTCGCCATCTATTTCATTGTTGCCACCTGTTTTGGCAATCCTGCGAAGTCTCAAGCCAAGATTTGAGTCCGCAGCTATCTCATGCCCTCCACCATCTCCATCAGAGCCAATGGTAAAAAGTATATTGTCTTTTATATCAATCGCAGCTGTGGATGATAAGGTATTAGCTGAACTTGAGCTTATTTGTCCACTTCTCATTTTTTCTCTCCCTTAACCCTTGTATTCTATCCAATTCACGAAAACTGTAGGTGTTCCTGAAGCTGCTAAGAACTGCAACCCCCCAACTTTATCCTCATCATAGTTAAACTCCTGTGAAGAACCCCCTGGGAAGTAGATATAGCTTGTCCCTTTATTGATTGTAGTAAGTCCGTCAAGGGTTGTTAAGGCACTTAAATTCGCCAAAGGCTTAAATCTGGCATAGTATAAGGGGACACTTCCGTTTACTGATGTCGGTACCCAGTCGGTAGGTAGTGTCCAAGTGTATAGCCCATCTACGGCAAAACTTGTATTGGAACTCAACGTGCCGTCTGAGTCCGAAGATACATCCTTCCACCCGTCAACCATCCAATATTCTACATCTGGCGGGGTTGTTGATGCGTTAGAATTAGCCGTGCCAATATCTATGGCTAGCCCAAGGAATGTATCTACCGCACCGACATAGAGAATATCAGCGGTGGTCATCGTGCCAAGCTGAACCTCTGTATCAGAGTCTCTATCTGTAGCAGCGGCAGTCTGGTCACTATATTTCTGTTCGCTATTGTCCCAAAGTAGGACTTTGCCTATACGTGGAGTAGTTAGTAGTTTAAAGGCGTCTGCACAGTAAAGCTGCAAACCCTTAAACTTTTTCCTTACGCTTATAATGTCCCCGTAGGCAACCGTAGTGGCGAGTGCTGTTGACTCACCTTTTACCTCACCTATAGGCGCACTGTAGTATGATTTCGCCATCTTGTCCCTCCTCTTATTTGTTTGTTATCGGTTGGCTTATTAAATTACTTTTTTGCTTTATCACTTACATAGAGAGGTGCTTTCTCCGCAACTTTCCCCATGAGGCTTCTCTGAAATTCACGCTCCTCTTTCTTTTCAACATCTAACCTTTCCGCCTCAATCGCCTCAAACTCTACCTTATGGCGAGCCTTCATATGCCTCCTCACGTGGAATGGTGAACTTAAATTATCCTTTGAGCATACCGCAAAGCCCATCTCATCATAATGCTTCCTATTAGGGTCATCTTTGTGGAGTAAGCATTTATAAATCCCTCGCTTGGGTGGATTATTCGGTCTCCTTACAGTGAATACAAATGACCCATCAGGTCTCTTTTTACGGAGTGCTGCGGGTAGCATATTATTATTGATATTACTTGATACACTAGTTTTGGTATCAAACACTCTTGTGTAGCCAGCACTCTCAATTAGGGCTATCATCGGGGGGTTGTCCCCCTTCCCCTTTTGAATGATGGGGTCTTTTGCTATTTCCCCAGGCTCTTCCGCCTTTTCTACATCCCTCAACATTTCCTCTATTTCTTTATCTGCCACTAAACTGTCCTCCTTAACAATTTGTTAGTTCCCGTATGTTTAATGGGGTTTCATCCCGCATTAGGTCGGCTTCTGTTCTCAATGTGCCAACCGTTTCTTCAATATATATTTTGTTGTTTTCTGTAACACCCCCCATAACTCTGAGTTGATAGGCTTTGAAATCTTTAGTTAGCCCCATATCTTCTCTGTATTCTGCCATCTGGTCGCCTCTCATAACCACAAGTATCTGATACCTATGGAACTTCCCATCGTCAGATAACAAGTTAATCTCAGATAGGTTATAACAGGGTTCATCCTCTAGTATGTAATCGGTCATTTCTCTTTTGGCTCGTCAGAGAACTCTTTTTCAAGTTTGTCTAGTTGTGCCCACTTCCCCTGTAGTTGGGTTAGCCCAGCAACTATCTGGGAAAGAGCCGTGTTCGCCTTGTCCCGTGATTCCATTACTTCTTTTCGCTGGTCATCAAGAGCCTGAAACTGCTTCTCAACATCAGCCTTTTCTGTTTGGAGCGTCTTTAAGACGTTTTTCAATTTCTATTTCTCCCTTTCTTTTTGGGGGCTTACTTTCAGGCGAAGCCCTAAGCCTCTTAATTTCTTCCGCCTTCTACGTAGAGATAGTCAACATCAACTATCTTCGCACCAGCGGCTCCTTGTGCCTCTACACTGATTATGGGAGTGCAGTCAACCGTAGTGGTTATCGCATCATTAGCCGTGCCTATGAGTTTGCCGTTAATGAAGAACCTTGCGTGTCCATCTGGGCTAACCTGAACCCTTAGTGTCTGCCAAGTCCCCGCCACAGGTGCTATTGTTGAGTCAACTGGGGTTGCATCGGTACCAGCCTTAACCCCCACTCCATACCAAGTGCCGTTAGTTGAGGCAGTGTCATACATAAACCCTACTGCATCTGTAGCGGTTGAGGTTAATGTAGTTCCCGACATCTCAATCGGTGTCTCAACTGTAGTTGAAGATGCCAAAACATCGGTGAAGCCGACAAAGACCGTTCTGGTAGTGATAGCAGAGATATTTTTTACTCGTGCCTCCATAATCATACCACCGTCAGATGCCTGCCAGTTCAACTGAAAGGTCAATCCAACCCTGTCGCCGTCTGTCTGGTCATCACAGGTTATCCGTAACACACCATTTACCGCAGCGGTTATAGCCGCTGACGCCCCAGACCCGCCAGTTTCCGCACCAACCGAGTATTGGTCTGCAATCACATCTCCTAAGAAGTCGTCAAAAAACTTTACTTTTCCAAATCCACTATCTATTGCCAATTTATTTCTCCTTTTTGTTAGTTATTACGCAACCCTAACTAGGAGTTACGAAGTTGGGGCAGTTGCCTCACTGTAAATCTCTACGCCCCACATATCCAAACGCTCACCATAGTCATATTCGTCATAAACGAATATATGATTAGCCCCTGCTCCAATGTGTTCCTTTCTTACCGCAACAGACCTAGGTGCTCTTCCTTGAACAAGAACAATCGCCTCTTGCGCAAAAAGCCCGCTTTTTGCCTCATTGCCAGTTACAGCAATGTTGCCATCAGAAAAAAGCTGTGCCCCCGCAATCATCCCCTCGTAGCCTTCTTTGAATACCCTTGCGGTCATACCATCATCAATGTTATAAGAACCTACACCGCCTTTGATTTCATCCTCAATATCCTTAATCTGATAAGGGTGGAGGACGCATCTATAAGGGGGGTTGCCTGGTTCGGTAGCGTTGCCTTTGATGATAGCCATACCTGCCGCAATGTGTCCGCTGGTTAGGGTTGAACTCCCTAAACCTGGATAGGTAGTACTAAAGCCGTCTAGGACGGTAAGTCCATCCTCATCCTTTTTACGCTGGATTGCGTTCTGTGCTAACGAGCCAATCTTGGCATAAGCATTTTTTGATATACGAGCCGCTACTCTATCAGTGACACGGGTTTGTATCCCCACACTGGTAGGGGTAATGCTAAATAAGCTGTCACTAACTTGCTGCGGGTTATCTAGCTCAGTAGTCTCAGTAATTGACGAGGCAGTAAGTTGAGCCATGGAAACCTCGTGCCAAGACAAACCAATGCCTTCTCCTAAAGTCTGTTTTTCTACTAGCTGGGGCATAACGCCCTCGTGTTCTCTAACAATCCTTGCTGAAGCTATTAAAGTAGGTAAACTATCAGCAAGTGCATCAGTGGTTGTGTTTCCACTTGCCATTTATTTTCTCCTTATTTCAATTTGTTTAGTATCTCTTGTGCCCTCTTTATGTCATCAGGTGTGTTAAGCTCTCCTGTGCTGAATTTCTTTATAAACTCATCATCAGAGCTACCTGCCCCAGAGGGACTTCCATCGTGTGTTTTAAAAGCAGGGTTACTTTTTAGAAGCTCAAGTGCCTTCGCTTCAATGCGTTCTTCTTCGGTCACTTTAGGCTTGTCTTCTTTTTTCTCTGCTTCCACTTTTTTATCTTCACTCTCTTCCTTGGGTTTAATTTTATTTAAGATAGTTCCAAACCGTTCTTTTGCAGCGTCAAATTTGCCTGTCTGGTACATCGCAATATCAAATTTATCCCATGCGCTATACAGTCTTTCGTCATCAATGTCAATGCCAGCTTTTTCTACCATATCTTCTATGGTATTTCTTTCCTCTGCGCATTTACCTTGCCATGCGTCAACCTGTTTCGTATAAGCGATGCTTTGCTCTTCGTCATGTATCAACTGCTTTATCTTCGCTGTGTTAGGGCTTTCAACCCCTCCCTCTTTACTTATCGCCTCTAAGTTATCTGCCATCAATTTCATTGTGTCAAGGTGTGTAGTTGAGGTTTGAGGCTGCATTGTATCTTTTTGTTTTAACCTTCGGATTTCCTTATTTCTGTCTTTAATAACTCCCTGGAGACCTTTGTATTTGCCTACCCATTTCTCTTCAAACTTCTGTTCCATGTCGGCAAACTTTTTATCAAGCTCTCCTTCTGGACTTTGTACCGCAGGTTGAGTACCTTCTGTAGTAGGTTCGGGTGTAGTAATTTCTACATCAGTTTTCTCACTCTGTGCATCACGCCCTTCTTCTTCAGACATATTATCCTCCTTCTTATAAACTCTATTAAGATGTTAAAGTTCTTCTATCTTCTATTATACCACACTATTGGTAATGATTATCATTATCGTTTACCAGTTAACTGCATCCCTGGTAGTTTCCCGCCAAGTTTCATCCCAGGCAGCCCACCGCCAAGCTCACTAAACCCTCCAGGTCTTTGTTTATAGGTTTGGACGCCAAGCCCCATAGCCGACCCAGCAGCGGCATAGCTGGCTCGCTCTAGGTTTTCTTCTTCTAATGCGTCAACAAAATCTTGAATTACCAACGGGGTTAATCTCTGGAAGAACTGCTCTTTTGCCGTATCCGCATCTAATTCAATAGTTTCACCAACATATGTTTTCCCTGACAGTAAATCGTATAATAAGCCAAACCCAGGGGATGACTTGGATACGAAAAATCTTTCTATAAGTTCTTTGCGGGTAACTTCATATTCCCTGCCTGTGGCTGAATTACGCTTCGCTTTAGCTAGCTGAGCCATAAGCCTGGTCAACTGAGAATATCCACGCCAGTAATCATACCGTGTATCACCAACTACTATCTTCCCGAAGTCTGAGGCTAACGGGTTTACCCCGACCTTACCGCCTGACATCTGGATTAGCCTCAACGTGTTTACCCCAAAAAATAGAAACCTTGCCATTCGCTTCATAGCTTCTTTTCTGACAATAGGGGATTTACTAAATACAAAAGTCGGCAACTTAAATAATGACATAGTGTAACGTGGGGCAAATACAGTGGCATTAAGTAGAGTAGAGAAGCTAGCCAAACTGCCCAGTTCTCCACGCCCTATTGAATTACCTAGAAGTGAAACCATTCCAGTTACATCCTTTTGAGTAGCCTTTGTTCCGTATAGCCGCCAAAAATCACTAATCCCGCTGGAGAACACATCATTGGTAGCGGTAATAAAACCACGCCCCGATTGCTTTACTCCCCAAACTCTTTCTGCGTGATGGGATATAAAAGGCTCTGCTCTTTGATAAGCTGTGGAACTTGTCCCTGGCAGAGATGACATATATTCCCTCAATCCCTGTTTCTTCCCCCAGAGTTTTAATAGAGTATCAACCTCTCTCATCCCTTTTCTAGCCCAAAACTCTTTATCATATCGCAGCATCTTAGACTCACTTACCATCGCCCCAACATACCTTTTCACAACCCCTGGCATTTGTTTAGGGTTTGTAAGTAGTTCAAATATATTCTGCCTTAGTGTAGCCGACATATCAAATGACGTTAGTAAAGCACGAGGGAAGTTAGCCACATCCAGCATTTTACTTAACAAGGCTTTATTCTTTGATAGCGGTTTAATTGCTGAAGAAAACTCCTCGCCGAATAATTTACCTAGAAGTTTTAATTCACTATTTGTAGTTCCTCTTGTGGTGGAGGCGTCAAATAATCCTTGTATCGCATTATCGGCTGTCCACTGCTCCCAAATATCGGGGGTAAGGTTTCTAACAGCACGTCTAAGTTTTTCTACCTCAAGCGGGGTTGGAACATCTCCTGGGGGCAAGAACTGCTCATAAGGGTATGCCCCCTCCATTTCTTTACTAAAGGCTTTCATAGCATCATCCATTGTGCCGCCAGCTTTTAGTATAGCCTCCCTGGAAGCCTCCGCTTTTCTTATCCTAAGTCCTTTTTCTATACTAGTTTCTATCTTTGTGCCTGCCCTTGCGACACGCCTAGCTTTCATAAACCTCATAGTTTTTCTGAGGATAGGTTGTAATGCTTTTTCTTTTGAACTTAAATTAAGTAATTCCATAGGCTGCTTAAATAAACTCGTTATAGCCCCTTGGTTGCTTTTCCCTAGCTGTTTCCAGCTCATACCCCCTATATCACCAACAAGCTTCCCCGACACCTCTGCTGGGCGACCTAGTGCCTTAGGTGATGTAATAGCCTGCCCTAGTCCAGCCAGTTTAGCCAATGCTGTTCTATCATCTGGTAATGCCTTATTCCATACCTTCCCTACAACTACTGGGGATGATATTACCTTACGCCCCACTAATTTGTGCATTAGTTTCATTGGGGCTGTCTCCATAGCTTCTAAGGGTCGTAATGCCCCTCTGGCGATACGGGCTGCTGATGCCCCTTTGCTTACCGCAGGCTTCATTAATCCAGCCGCCATTTCCGCAGCAGAAGCACCTTTAGCAACACCAGCCGCCTTGGTTGCTAGCCCACCACCTCTTAACGCAGCAGCACCAGGCATCGCCATAAACAACGGCAGCTCAGCCGCCATCTCGGCAGCACCCTTAGTATACTTCGGCATCTCAGCAGCTTCCCACCCTTGGCGTGCTGTGCCTCCAGGCAAGAAGCCTTTGCCGTATTGTTTCCACGCTTCAAGCAAATTAGGCTGTTCGCCTACTTCTTGTAAATGTTGTTTATAAAGTTGAGACCCTGGGTCTTCTGGTTTAGCCATTGCCCAAAAAGGCAATACCGCACCAGCAGCTACAGGTTTATCATAATATTCAGAAGGGTAATCATACCACTTCAGTTTTTCCCTTCGGGTTGATACGCTCTCTGATTGCTCTTGTAAATACTTCTTCCATAATTCCGACCGAGTGACTGGCTCTGTTTCAGAACGAGACTGTTCATCAACCTGAATTATCTTGTCCTTGACTTTATCACGTCTATCTGGCATAGGTTATACCTGCCTTGCTGGGGGTCGTCTCTTGTATCCAGCCCCAGTAACAGACTGGGGTTGCATTGCTTCCATTCGCCCGTATAAATCTTCAAGTGTTTGCCCTTCAGCACCACCCCATTTAGTAAACCCTTTTAATCCTGACACAACATCTGGGGTTAATTTACCCCATAGCTGCCCGCTGGGTGTTGGCATTGTCCCTCTGCTTATAGGTTGTCCCGCAGTAAGCCAAGGTGCAAGTTGTGGTAGCCAAGGGGGAGTAGGCGGTGCTGTGATACCTTGGGGTTCAGTTCTTTGTGCTCCACCTGTAGAAGGAGTTACTGGGAATGACGGGGTTGGTGGTGGCACGCCTTTCCCTGGTGCTACCGCATACGGGGTATTCTGTGCCGCAACATATTGTTCTTGTGAAGTTTGTGGAGGT